TGAGAACCTCTACGTAAAATACCACAATATCTTAAATCCTCTTTATCTCCGAAAGCAGGAACAGTTATTGAAAAATCAACTAATGCAACTGAAGGTCTTTGACCCGGAACTTTTAATCCGTAAGTTTTGGCAATATTAAATATTGATGACCTTTGTTGAGCATATTGTAACACAGTTTCCTGAATACTTCTATCTATATTAAATTGAAGGTTGTCGGTAACTGCAGCGTTTAGGTCTAATAATACAGAGAACACACTCGCATCATTAAAGTTATCAATTAATTCAGGATAATAAGTTCTTGTAAAGTTTATTAACTCAGTTCTAATTGATTGAAAATCTCTCGTAGTATACGATATTTTTTTATTTGCCATATTCTTTAAATATTTAGGATTACAAAATCACTAGCGTTAAACACGTCATTATTTATTTGATAATCTATTTTTACTTTCGCAGTGTGTTCTTTAGTTCCAATACCCGGTACTCTAAAAACGCGTGTATCGTATTGGTCAATATAAGTACCTTTATCCTCCTCACCATCGGATGCCGCAGTAATACTTATATTTTTAATTGTTATTCCCGGTATATATTCCTCAACAGCATCTCTAATTTCAGCATCAATATCTGAAAAGGTCGGACCATCTAATGGTTCAAAAATAAATTCATACAATCTTGTACCAAAATCGGGTAAAAAATATCTACTTCCTTTTCTAGTTAATAATAAATGTATTAAGTCCGTTCTTGTTTCTTGAGTACTATCACTAGAAAGGTCTAAATACTTTCCATCATAAGAATCCCTAAAAGGGAAATTAATACCATATGTTTTTCCATCTGCCATATCTATAAATATAGTGTCGTAATTATTTCTTATAAATAGAGTAAAATAAAAAATCACGACCAAAGTCGTGATTAATATTTATTTCTATTAAGAACCACACCCAAAACACTCAAATTCAGTGTCTTTTGGTTTTTGATTTATTTCAACGGTTGGTTTTTCAATAGGTTTTGGTTGACCCACTTTTGAAATATCCACTGCTAAATGTTTTGCTCCGGTTGATATCGCTTTTGTTCTAACATAATAACAAAGAGTTTTCAATCCTTTACCCCAAGAATGGAAGTGTGATGATGAAATCTTTGATAATGTCGGGTTTGACATATAGATATTCATTGATTGTGATTGGTCAATGAATGGTGCTCTGTCTGCCGCCATATCAATAAGTTCTCTTTGAGATATCTCCCAAATTGTTTTATACTTTGGAATTAAGTGTTCAATTCTCTTAACTTTTTTGTTGTAGTTTTTATCCTCAACATCAAGATAATGATTAAAGTTAATGTTTTGAATTGAACCTTCATTCATAATGATTTCATTTTTCAAATCTTCTGACCAAATACCAATTTTCTCAAAATCATTAATTAAGTATTTGTTAACAATTAAGATTTCACCCCCAACAACTCTTCTGTTAAATAATGCCGAGTGAGCCGGTTCTGTCATTTCAAATGAACCTGTAATCTTAGCTGATGACGCTACCGGCATCTGAGCCGTGAATAACGAGTTACAAACCCCGTGGTTGGACACTTCTAACTTAAGTGAGTCCCAATCCCACATTCTACCTAATCCTTCATAATCTAACCCCCACATATCAAATTGGAATATACCTTTTGACATTGGTGACCCTTTAAAGAATTTGTATGGTTTATATTCACCTGATTTACATAATTCCATACTCTCGGTGATTGCAGCGAAGTAGATAGTTTCAAAAATCTCTTTATTTAATTGTCTTGCTTCTTCAGATGTGAAGATGTAATCCATTAAGTAGAACACGTCGGCAAGACCTTGAGTTCCGATAGCAATCGCTCTTTGTTCTAAACCACCTTTTCTACCTTGTTCAGTTGAATAACTATTGATGTCAACAACTTTGTTAAGTGCTCTTACAACCTTTCTAACCTCATTATAAAGTAATTTAAAATCAAACTCACCTTTAACAATAAAGTTTTTCAATACCATAGATGATAATGTACAAATTGCCGTAGTATTTTCATCAGTATATTGGTAAATCTCATTACATAAGTTAGATTGTTTAATCACCCCAATATTTTGATGATTAGTTTTTCTGTTTGCACTATCTTTAGAACATAAGTAAGGAACTCCGGTTTCAACTTGAGATTCAATAATCTTATTCCAAATTGTTTGTGCTTTTACTTTTTTACCAAGACCAAGTTCAACCGCTCTGTTATAACTATGTTCGTATTCTTCACCATAAGTTTCCTGTAATGGTTTGATACCCGCTTTAATAATATCATTAGGACAGAATAAATACCAATCCTTATTATCTTTAACAGCATTCATAAAGTTGTCCGGTAACCATATAGATGTAAACAAATCTCTTGCTCTTAACTCTTCAGCACCTGTATTCTTTTTGATGTCAAGTAAATCAATAATGTCTTTGTGCCAAGGTTCAATGTAGATAGCCGCACTTCCCGGTCTTCTTCCTTGTTGATTAAAGAATCTTAACCCTTCATTAACAATCTTAAGGTATTTTAATAAACCACCCGCAAATCCACCTGATGAATTAATACGACTTTCTTTACTACGAACGTTAGACATACATAACCCAATACCAGCAGCGTCAGATGAATAAGTTGAAATGTCATTGAATGTTTGTAATAACCCTTCTCTCGAATCACCATGATTGTATTTCAATACACAAGACGCAAGTTGAGGTGTTTTAGTTCCCGCATTAATCATAATTGGTGTTGCAGGAGAAATAAGTTGGTTTGACAATGATTGATAATACTCAACCGCTTGTTCAAATGATTTAGTAACCCATAAAGCCACTCTCATATACATATGTTGTGGTCTTTCAATTACTCTACCTTCAGGTGTTTTTAATAAATACATTTCTTGTAATGATTTCCACGCAAAATAATCAAAATTATAATCATTCTCGTGATTTATTACAGAATCAATATTTTCAGGACCATATTTTTCAATAGTTTCCATTAACTTATCGTTAATAATTCCATCAACGTGTAATGTGTGCATAGTATTACAGAAACTTTCGTCAGTTTCTTTATGATATGCAGAAATAGCCACTGAAGACGCCAACCTTGAATAATCGTGGTGACTTCCGGTATATGCCGCAGCAATCTCGTAAACCAATTTATCCAACTCTTTGGTTGTAATAACACCCTCTGTTGGAACTGAAGTAATCACCTTAATGAATACCTCATCAGCGTTTACGTTTAAACCTCTTGCAGCTCGTTTAACTCTATTATAAATTTTTTGGGGGTTGAACGAAACTTCGTCCCCCCCTCTTTTTCTTATCTTTAATGACATCATATTAAAAATCGTCTGTAAATGTTAATGACTCACCCAATTTAGCTTTTTGGTATTCCATAGTTCTTGATTCAAAGAAGTTACCCTTTGTTTCAACAGCAATTTGCTCCATAAACTTAAATGGTTGTTCTACGTTAAATTGTTTTTTACAACCAAATTTAACTAATAAACCATCAGTAACAAACTCAAGGTATTGTTTCATCAAGTTTGAATTCATACCAATTAAAGATACTGGTATAGATTCAGTAATAAATTCTTTTTCAATCTCCAAAGCAGATAGTAAGATTTCTCTAATTCTTTTTTCACTTGGTTTATTTTCCAAATGATTGTTAACCAAGTGAATCGCAAAATCACAATGTAAATTCTCATCTTTAAAGATAAGTGAATTAGCGTTACATAATCCTTGCATAATTCCTCTTGATTTTAACCAAAAGATTGAACAGAATGAACCTGAGAAGAAGATACCCTCAACCGCAGCAAACGCAATCAATCTTTCTTGGAAAGTTGAATTCTCAATCCAATCCAACGCCCATTTTGCCTTCTTTTGAACTGCCGGCAATTTATCAATTGCGTGGAAACATTCATCTTTCTCATCAGCATCTGAAATATATGTGTCAATCAATAATGAATACATTAATGAGTGAATATTCTCTGCCATAAGTTGGAATCCGTAGAAGAACTTAGCCTCAGGGTATTGAACTTCTTTTAAGAAGTTTTCCGCAAGGTTTTCGTTAACGATTCCGTCAGACGCTGCGAAAAATGATAATACATTCTTAACAAAGAATCTTTCATTATCTGTTAAATTTTCCCAATCTCTAATGTCATTGGATAAATCAACTTCTTCAGCCGTCCAAAATGCTGATTGATGTTGTTGGTAAAATTCCCATATATCATTATGTTCAATAGGGAAAATAACGAATCTGTTCGGATTTTCTTTTAATATTTTTTCTTCCATTTTTTTAATTTTGTGTTTGTTGTTTTTCTTTTCTTTTTTCTAATAAATCTTTGATTCTTTGTCTATTTCTTTCTTCAGTTTGTTCTTCAAGACCTAAGAACGTTACCGAACTTTCTGTATCAATTTCTAACATACCATTGTCAAATTTACAATTTTCAAAGACAATACCATCATCACCAATACGTGATTTAGTAATAGCAATCGTTGCTAGTTTCATTTCTTTTTGTTGTAGAGATTTTGCCACGGAAATGATTACGTGTCCAACCTGTGCTTTTTTGATAGAACCACCCATTTGGTCAGTAGTCACAACATCTGATGATATTGAACTTCTGTTACCTTGAGTTGCAGTCCACCCAACAATGTCCAACTCGTGACACATAGCTTCAAATGCTCTCATCACAGACCCTTCAGATTTCCATTCATCCCCCAAGTTTTTATCAGGAACCACACAATCAATGTAGTCCAATAATACCATATCAATTTTGTTTCCTTCAGAAATCATTTTTCTAATTTGATTCTTAATTTGCATCATTGTTACGGTGTCAGATGGAAGTTTTTTAAGTATAAGTTCGTTAGGCATATTTTCCTTAACTTCTTTTACTTTAGCCATAACTTCATCCTTTTTTAATGACAATTCATCCGGATGGATTTTTGTCCATAAAGTAATGTGTTTACGTTGAATAATCTTTGGGTTATCCTCAAAGAAAATTTGTAAAACATTGTATCCCAAATTAAATGCGTGATTTGAGATTTTTGTTAGTAAAGTTGATTTACCAACACCAGTTGGTGCTAATACAACACCGATTTCACCTTTAGCCAAACCACCTTTTAATAACCTATCTATTCCCGGAATACCCATTGGTATCGGATGACGATAATCTTCGTTTAAAACGTCATCTAAATTGCTGAAAACACTTTCCGTTCCCTTATCGTGTTCTCCAACCTGAAGAGCTTTGCTCACCATTTCCTCTAATGTGTCATAACTCTCAAATTCACCCGTGTCGATGATTTTTTGAGCTTTAACCATTACTTTCTGTAACTCCTGTTGTTTACAGAACTTCATTGATTTTTCTTGTACAAATTCCGCTCCCTCAAGTGTGGATTCCTTAACTTTATTAAGGGTATCAATAATGATTTTTGCCGCCAGAGGTTGTTGTATCTCAGATTTTGTGATTTGTTCTAATGTGTCAAAGGTTGGTGTGTGTTCGTATTTTGTATAATACTCCTTAATCATCTGAATGATTAATTTGAAATATTTATTTTCAAAATAACTTGTCCT